AGCGTACTGCGGCTGCACCGCCGTTGGGTCTCCAAAGACCGCCGTGAACTCGGCCTGAACATCGTTGGCCACCTCTTCGATGGACTCGTTCTTCGTTTCGGTGTCCACGTGCACCGCCGCCAACTTATCCACGTTCGCGTGGAGTGCCGCGATCTGGGCGTTGGCATCCTCCTCGGTGTCGTGCGTTCCGAGAGCCTCACCCGTGCGGCTGCCGTCGGCGTCCACCTTGTACACGCCCCACTTGTCGCCGATCTTGAACACGTCCCAGGGCTTGGCCTCGTGGTCGGACTTCGTACCCAGCACGGCCGTCTCGGTGTTCATGCCCCACAGCACGGGGGACACCTCCCACAGCCGCACCGTCTTCAGGTTGCGGGCCGTAACCGTGTGACCGTTCTTGTCCTTGACCTTGGAGTAGTCCACGTCGAGCGCATCGTACGTGTACGACCACTCGTCGATACCGCCCTCTCGAATGCGGACAAAGGCGCCCTTACCCTCCGGCGTGTCGAGGAAGAACTGGATGGAGCCCATGAGTCCGCCGGTCGCCTCTGGGCTCTTGGCCCGAACCGCCTCGGGTAGTCCGGCGCGGTCCACCTCCCAAAGCTTGACCGGCTTGCCCAGGACGCGCATGATGCTGTCTTGGAGGTGGTTGTCGCAGACGCGGATCTTTCCCGCCCGCTCGCTGATCGTCTTGACGAAGGAACCGGGGTGAGAGATGTCGCTCCCCTCGTCGAGGATCCCGAACACCGTGATGAGGCCGTCAACGATGCCTTGATCCTCGTCGATCCGCACCTTGGTGAACTGTACAGATTTTGTCTCGTGCTTCATGTTGCCCTCCGGCCAATCAATTGTATCACTACTCGGACGCCTCACCGGGCAGAACCGGCAGGATCGTGCATCGGCAGTTGATCGTATTCCCAGGACTGCCTGCAGGGTCGCCCGGGTAGTCTAGCTCTTCGTCGTCCACGATGAACGGCTCGTCAATTCCGACAACCTGACCGTTGGCATCCCAGTGCGCCTCCCGCACGCGTTCGTCGGGGGTGGCCAACCACTCCTTCTGCTCGACGCCCCAGTCCCGCATAAGCTCCTCGTTACCGAAATTCTCCGCCCGCATCGTCTCCGTCCGGGCGATCGCCTCCGCCCGGTAGGGCACCATGCGGTCCTCGAACCAGGCCAGGTCCTCCGGGTCCACGTCGCCGTACGCCATCTGCCGGAAGACCTCCTCGAGGTGGTCTGCCATCGCATCGATGGACCAGCCCTCGTCCACCCCCATGGCGATGACCTCCTCGACGAGGCCCGCCGTGGTACCGTTGATGGGACTGGCAAACTCCAGGGCATACTCCGTAAACCACTCCTGCGCCCCGATGTTCGGCACGTCGAACCGGAAACCGAACTCGTCCCGCATGGTGTTGACGCCGTCCGTCATCACTCCTTCCAGTACAGGCAGGAACTGTTCCCGCCAGTTGGCGCCGGCCTGGGTGCGGAGGTAGTCCCGCGTCGCCTCGCTGTACTTCCGCCAATCAATACTCTGCTTGTTCCGCAGGGCGGACTTGTGTGCCTCCCCGAGCAGAACCAGCAGTTCCCGCTTGTCTATTTCAAGTGCGGTGCGGGTCGCCGCCAGGGCGTCGGACTCGTACTGCCGGGCGATGCGATCGACCTTCTTCCAGTACAGGAGCTTAGCGTCAGAGAAAACATGGACTTCGGTACGTTTGGGCCCGCCCTCGTCGCGCTCCTGGTCCTCGGAGTACTTGCGCCCCCGGGGAGCGAACCCCGGGAGGAAACGCTTGGCGGCATGACGACGCTTCGCAAAGATGGGCATGTCTCAGCGCTCCTTGGGCACATTCATAGGATATCCATCGCTACGAGGAGTTCGGCCTCTTCCTCGTCCGTCTCTACGACAGCCGGCTGCTTTACCACCTTCACCGGGGGCTCGGCGTAGTACGGGTAACGCCCGGTATGCTTCTTCTTCACAACCCCGGTCCCACCGGTTGCAGACTGCGTGTCAATCGCGCTGGCCACTTCCGTGATGCTGACTTCATAGATGGTTCCACCACCCCCAGGTGTGATGGTCGCATCCTGTGTGTCGGCTGCCGCCGCCGCCTCCCCAACCGAAACCAATGTGATCAGCGCCCAGTCCTGGACATCCAGCGCCACCCCCGCTTCGATGACGGCCGCCTCTTGCGTCAGCACGGCGCTCTGGGTCTCGGCCGCAGCACCAGCCTCAGCGATGGCGGCTTCCTGGCTGACGGTCGCGCTGGGCGCGTCCGATGCCGCCTCCACCTCGACTATCGCCGCCTCTTGGGTCAAGGTCGCGCTGGGCGCGTCCGATGCCGCCTCCACCTCGACTATCGCCGCCTCTTGGGTCAAGGTCGCGCTGGGCGCGTCCGATGCCGCCTCCACCTCGACTATCGCCGCCTCTTGGGTCAAGGTCGCGCTGGGCGTATCGGCCGCCGCACCAGCCTCGGAAACGTCACCGACCTGAATCAGCAGGGCAATCGGCGCATCGGTCGCGGAGACGGCCTCGCTAACGCCGTCCTCGAACAAGAGGCTGGCTGATTGCGCGTCCGCCGCCGCCGCGGGCTCCGCAACGTCGGCTAGAGTAGTCAGAAGCGCGGTCGGGCTATCCGCTGCTGCCCCTGCCTCGGCCACCGCCGCCGAATAAATCGACCCCGCGGCATCCTGCGAGTCCGCAGCCGCCCCCGCCTCGGTTACGCCTGCCAGCGTAGTCAACACGGCGGACGGTGCATCGGCGGCGCTGGCAGCTTCCGTTACGTCGGCATCAATCCCCGAGGTATATTCGATGTGGAGCTTGGCGGCAAGAGCGGTGTTGTAGTCATAAGTTCTGATGGCGAGGTCTCTTGTCGAGCTTGCAGTATGTTGTTCATAGATCATCACCATCGCGTTTCCGGTCGCCCATGAACCTTGGTCAATCAGCTCCTGGACAATCGCGGATAAATCAGCGCCGTTCGTTGGGTCTCCAGCGGCGGCACCCCATTCGTAGGCAACATCAGTACCAGATGCAAACAGATTGGTCGAATTCCACTGAACGGTAGCAGTCGTTCGATTACGAGCGTCGATGTCGTTGGCACTCGCTGTGAAGGTTCCTGGATTGGGGGCGAGTTCACCCCGAATTTTATGCTGGGGTTCGTCAAGGGTGTCATCCACGATCGTGACTTCGACCGTCGCTAAGTCAATGGTCTCCGTCCCATCTAGTGCTATCGTTGTCCAGCGGAGCCCGACGTGCTCTGTTGTGGCGTCAACCAATTGGTTTTGGCTGGTCAAGAACATGCCGTCGTTTGTAGCCTGAAACGCGTCGTCGCTGTTTGCCCCCACCTGCTCATCAATCGTCGTATCAATCTCAATCGGATAGTCTGCGGCCTGGAGCCAGGCAATCGGGATGCGGTGTTCCACGAACAGATTGGGACCAGTCCTGCGCAGCCTGAATGTCCCTAGCAACTCATCCGGGTCCTGATCCTCAACCGGAGCACCATTAGAGCGGGGAAGGTTGAACGTCCATAGGACTTCGCCCGTCGTGCTGTGACGGAACTCGATGTAGCCCTGGGTGTTGACCGGATTGTTGACCACCCGATTCCACAAGACGCCGTTCACAAAGATGTCTATATTGTTTGAGACCTGGAAGATGAACTGCAAGCGGGCGACAGGATTTCCGCCAGCAACGATCTGCGCCGTGGGGGGCGGCCATCTGGAGGCCTGATCCACGACAAGGCGCTTATCCAGCCTAGCAGTCTGTGTCTGCCAGCGGATGTCGAAGCCTGTCCCAAATGCGCCCGACCAGAACAGGACATCCTCGCCCTGAACGACCGCGTTCGCCGACTGCGGGTTAGCAATAGCCTGAATCTGATCTAAGTCGTTCGTGTACTGGAGTTGCTGGGGCTGGAAGGCGACGCTCTCGCCGGTGCCCGGATGGACGTACTTGACGATCTGGCCGGAGGAGAAGTTGGCCAGAGCGAAGGCGTTGTAGCCAGCCTGCACCATCTCGAAGTTCCACGGTGCAGTGCCTGGTTGCCAGGCGCTGTTGATCTCCTGATCCTCGGCCGGCCCGTAGTGCATCGGGCCGATACCAAGGTCAAGCATGAACTTGCTGGGAATCGTGGGGTGCTGGTGCTTGATGGAGTTGCGGCGACGCGCAACAACCGTGGCACCAGGCCACAGTTGCTGCGCCCTCTCGCGAGCCTCCCTAGCGGGATGGGCCATGCCGCGGGCCGCTTACAGCGCGCAGCTGTAGCTGACGTTCAGCGTGTCCGTATTGACCACTACCTTGTCCCCGCCCGTGAACAGCCCGGCCGAGAACAACGTGCCGCTGGTGTTGTCAATGGTCGAAACGGCCCCCGTCCCGTACACCAGAAAAGCGCCCTTGACCGTCCCGGAGCCTGTAATAGCGAAGGACAGCGCGGCGCTGAGCGCCTTGCTTCCGCCGGAGGCTGCATTCCAGGCAGCGGTCTTACGCGGTGCGGTGTAGGTTGGTGCGTTGGCGTTACCTGCCTCGGTCCAGCCGCCGTGCGAGGACATCGTATCGCCGGCCACCGGTCCGGTGGTGTAGCTCACTGAGCTGATGAGCCCCAGGAAGGGACCGACGATGGCCACCGAGGTCTGCAGGTCGTTGTCGAGCATGTGGTTCTTGCCGACGGTCGTCACCACGTTCTTGATGGTGTCTCGCCACTTGACTTCCCCGTCGGCTCCGACGCACTCCACCGTGAACACGCCGTGGATGCCCGCTTTCTCCGTCACCGCCGCCGCTCGACTTATCCAGGCGTCCACTCGCACCTCTGCCTCCAGCTTGTCACCCATTGTGTCCATGTTCCTTTTGTTCCTTTCTCTCACTCCTCGTGGGAGTAGACTGAAACTTCCTCGGATCCGATTACGCGTTTGTCCTTGTCGCGGGTAAGTTTGGTCGTTGACCGACTGCCTGTCACCTTCGGCACGATCACCGTTACCTCCGCTGGGGGCACGATGATCGGTTGCGGTGCTTGCGGCGCGACGAGGGCCTCCATCTTGAGGCCCATCGCCTCAATGGCCTTGACCTGCTTGTCCAGAGCACCGACGATCAGTTCCGCATTCTTGGACTCCACCGCTGCGCGCAGTGCCTTGGACTGCTGGGCCAGGACCAGCCGGTTCTCCGCCAGCTCGGTACCCATGCGTTCCCCCAGGGCCAAGATCTGCTCGGACAACCTAAGTACCTGCTCGGGCTGCGCCCTCATCTCGATGATAAGCTCAGTGAGTACCTTGCTCTGCTGTAGCGCAGCCTCAGCCTGTTCCTCCATGGCCTTGGTATTCACGACTACCGTTAGGTTCATATCGTCACTCTCTCCATGGTTCTTCTCGGCGGCATCGGCCGCGGCTCCATGACTCTTCTCGGCCGCATCGGCCACGGCCTCTGGCGCCCCAGTATTGGTGTCCCCAGACGTGTCCGGCTGTTCAGAAGGCTTGGGCTCCGGGATCGGGGACGCTTGATCTGGCGGTGTCGCCGGCGGCGCGGGTTCCGGCTCCGGAGCGTTCGGATCGTAGACCGCCTGGAGGGCGCCGCTCATGTACACGACGTCGCCGTCCGCCATGTCGCCGAGCTCCAACTCCAGGAGCTGCGCGGCCTGGTTCTTGGTGATCCCCGTGGCCACCGCCTGGGCGAAGGCGCCGATCA